GCACCAGCACCTAAACCATCTCCAGCACCAGCACCTAAACCAGCGCCATCTCCAGCACCTAAACCAGCGCCATCTCCAGCACCCAAACCCGCACCAGCACCCAAACCAGCACCAGCACCTAAACCATCTCCAGCACCAGCACCTAAACCAGCACCAGCACCAGCACCAAAACCCGCACCTAAACCAGCACCCAAACCATCACCAGCACCAGCTCAACTAGCAACAGGTGGTGCCAAGAAAACAAGGAAACACAGAAAAGCATTTACTAATACAAGAAAAGGTAAATCCCGAGTATAAAAATATGTTCATACCATTTAGTAAATGGCTCGAGGGAAGACATTAAGAAGAGTAAGAAAACCCTTGAAAAAAAACATATTAAAAGGAGGACAAGGACCAATAAAGCCAATTGATTATAAAAATATTCAAGATACATATGCTCACAATTTAGATGTTAAAAAAGAATTATATAATACTATTCAAAAAGAAGGTAATATTATATATGATTATGAAACATCTAATGCAAATACAAATTCTTTAACACAAGTAAATACGATTGTTTCTTTTATTCAAGAATTTCATAATAATTTAGAAACACAAATTCAAAATAAAAAAGATGATTTTGATAAAAGTTATACATCTTATTTTGTAATTCCAAACGCAAATATGGAAATTGTTTTAGCAGAATCTCAAGAAAATTTATTATTTGTTCAAAATATCCAACAAGATTTTTCAAAAAAACAAGTTCATTTACATTTAGTTTCTCAAAGATTAGATTTATTAAATAATGCTAAAGAAAAAACAAATAGTATTAATAAAAAATTCTTGGATGTTTTATCTTCAATAGATTCTATTTTTAAAATTATTGAAAATGAAAAAGATCAAAAAACTCTTATAGCACAAGCTGATTCACAAGTCTTAGAAGAAAAGAAAACTAGTTTAATAAATGCTATTGCTTTAGTAAATAGGATACCACCCGATGGATTTGTAGCAAATCAAGAAACCCCTTTTATTCAAGGATGTCCTTTAGGAACTATTTTAGAAAATGGGTTATGTGTTTATAAGAATAATGATACAGTTTTAGAAACGGTACCTTTTCAAGAATCTTTAACAAATACGGATAATTCTGATTTCTTAATTTGGTTTGACTCTATTAATCAACAAGCAGTCGGTAATCCAGTAGTCTTTAAAAGAAAGCCTTTACAATATGTTGCTGCTCTAACATTAGAAGATGCTAAACTCTATAATAAAAAATATGTAGTATGTGAATCAAATGGAGCATTATATAAAGATTCTAATGGATATTATAAATTTATTGATACAATTTTAACAAATCTAAATCTGCCAGGATTTACAAATTATTATATAGATTACGATTCAATTCCTCAAGCTGTCCAAATTATTAATAATCCAGCACCAATTATAAGATCTGTTGAAACACAAAATAAATATATTTCTCTTCTAAAAGATATTGATCAAGTATTATCTGGTGTTCAATATATTGAAACAGACGAAGTTGGAAATTTTTCTAGTATAATACCTTTCTTCCCTGATTATTATGATTTTGAAGAAGAAAATAATATATTTACAAAATTAAGTTATAATAATGTAGATACTCTTACATATAAATTAGTATCAAATATTAATAAACCACTGTATAATTCTAGTCTACCAAAAGCAGTATTGGATACAACTGTTTTTGATCCTAATAATTATAATGTAATTCCAAATATATATTTAAATAAATATACTGAAGTTTCTACTAATAGTTTTTATAATCCATTTGTTCTTCCACAATTTTTTGTAGATTCTGGTGATTTTTTTATGTTTCATAATATTGGAAACAATCCTATAATATTTGATATTTCAAGCACTTCTGAAGAAAAACGTGTACTTTTATATCCAAAACAAATTATATGTTTTGTTTCTTCTAATAATTCTCCAATGTTAAGTTATGGATTTTTATTTTTTGATAGAATTATTACAACACAAACAAAATCTTCATATGTTTCAAAAGTATTAGATACATATATTTTTGTGAATGATAATAATCCATTAACTGATTCTGAAGGAAATTTAATAAGTGTTCCAAATTTAGATTTAAATAATTCTTTATATTATGATTTTGATGATATATTTGAAACAAATCCTCATAGTGTTACAATAAAAGATTCATTAAATATACAAAATCCCATATATTCTCAAGAATTTTTACCTTATAGTTCATCTTATATTACATTTGTGCATGATGCAAATATTTTTGTATTTAGTGATATTTCTGGCAATCCCAATTTAGATATTTTAGGATATTTTATTCCTGTTCCAAGTCCAATACATTATACAAATAATTCCTATATTTGGTATTGTTTAGATAAACAAAAACAAATATCTATTGTAAATACGTATAATGGTATTATTAATATTGATGATAATTATGATTATTCTATACAATTCCAAAGTGCTTATTCAACAACACTAAATAATATTTCTGTTTATGTAAATTCTGTTGGAATTCCTTTAGTATCAAATAAAAATGTTTTTATTACTACAGATTCTCCAACAACAAATTTAAATATTCAAATATGGTTGCCTCAAGATTTTATTATAGCAAAAGTAAATATTTCTGTATCAACATATAATATTCGTTCTGCTAGATTACTTGGTCTTATTAAATTATATGGTCAAAATATAGTAAATCTACAAAATTATTATAAAGATATTTCTGGTAATATGAATAATTTAGGTGATTTACAACTACAATTAAATGATTTAAATAATACTATAACAACTATAAGAGATATTAATCAGTTAGATAAATATGAAACAACTCTAAAAACTATATATGATAATGTATTAAAAACAAAAAATAATTTACAAGATTATTTTTTACGCATGGAACAAAAGAAAATATATGATGTTAAATTATCAGAAGTAAAAAATCTACGTTTAAATGAATTATCTGCTATTCAAGATAAAATAAATAGTATTCAAATAAATATGGATAATGCGAAAACAAGTTTAATACCTCTTAATGATAATGATTTAAATAATGATTATGAAACATTAAATGCTAGTTTTACACAAATAAAACAAACATATACAAATCTTAATACTAATGTTAATTCTTCACAAGATTATACTGTAGTTGAACAATTAGAAAAATCAACAAAGATTGTATTAAATACTTTATTAGTATTAGAAAAAAATATAGCAGCATTTCAACAAAGCATAGTTGATAAAGAAAATATATTACATAATTCTTTATTAAATGATAAACAATCTCAACTGTTAACATTGGCACAACAAATAGAATCAACTGATATTCAAACTTTAGAATCTCAATATAATAATTTAAAAGATGAAGAAATAAAACAACAATATGCAACTTCATTACAAAATATAAAACAAATTTTGGATAATGTAGCAAAAGATAAACTAACAATAGTTACATATACAAATGATACCATTGATAAGCAAATTGAATTATATAAAGGTTATTTAGATAGTATTAGTTTAGAAAAACAAAAGATACAAACATATTTAAATACAATAGCATCTAAAGTGGATAATGAAGTTTTAAATAATAAAAATATATTAATACAAGCAATAGCACAATTTGAAGATTTACATGAAAATATAAATACTTTATTAAGTAGTTTAGTTTTAACAGATGAACAAAAACAAAAATATGAAACAGAAATTTTAGATAATTATAATACAATAAATGGTATTAAACTTTCTATACCATCTATGACAAATAATGATTCAATATTAGCAGATATTAAACGTGTAAATGAATTAATATCACTTGATGAAGTAATACAAAAAGATTTACAAACTATTGAACTAACACCAGCGGTTACACCAGCGGTTACACCAGCGGTTACACCAGACGTTACACCTACTTTAACAATTGGAGGGAAAAAACATAGAAAGACAAGAAAATTTAGAAAATCAATCCTCTAGAAATAAACACCCATTATCATCTGCTACTACCATATCTTTAACCATTACTCCTTCATCTTTACCTTGAACAATAGATTCAATATTATATTTACATTTTTTATAATATGATTCTCTATGTTTCCATTGATTACATAATGGATCATGGGGATCCACAATATCAAGAATTAATGGCTGAACAATTCGCTCACTAATTCTTGTTCGCAGAATTCTTCCAGTTGATTGTTCAACATTTGTTCGTGGGCTTGCAAGTATTACTGTATTTAATGTTTTAATATTCATTGCTTCTGAAGCCATTGAATAACTTGCCAATAAAACTCTAGAAGTTTGTGCTCCAGATTCTCTTATTTCTTCTTTCATTCCTCCAATATAGTAACTACGTGAAATCTCAGAATTAATCTTTTTATCAAGATTCTCTAAATGCGCAATTCTAGCACTTAATACTAGAATCTTACGATTAGGATCCAAAGCAAGTTTTTCAATCCAACGAACAATTTCTCTATTTCGCTCTTCACATTCAATAATATAAGTAATTAATCTAGCAATTATAACATCTTTTTTATAATCATAAGGAATCTTCAAATAATCTGGATCTTGACATGTAATACGAATAGATTTTACCATAACTGTTGGATCTGCTTCTCTTACTTTTTCCCAAAACAATGGTTTTCCTAAAAACATTTCAAATACTTTAGTTAATCCATCAGCACGTGTAGGAGTAGCAGAAAGTCCTAACATTTTCTTTGTTTGAAGTTTGAAAAGAGCTTTACTAAAATGTTGAGCACCCAAATGATGACATTCATCAAAGATTGTAAATCCATAAGTATCAAAGAATTTATCTGGAAAACTCTGGCTACAAAGAGTTTGAATCATACAAATTGTGCAATCATATTCTATTTTTACTGGTGGAAGCATATATGGTATATTTGCTGCTTTTAATCGTGCTATAAGTTCATCTTTTTTACCTCCTACAGGTATATTTTCTTTTTTAGCAATCTGTTTTAGTTCAGATATAGATGGAATTTCTGCTTCAATAATTTTAGTTCCAATTTCTCTTATATCTGCTTGAAGAATTCCTATATTTAGATTTGGCATAAGATTTTTCATTTCACCTTTCCATTGGTTCATTAAGAATTCTTTATCTACGACAATTAAGAATTTTTTCTTAATCTGTGAAGCAATATTTAATGCCATAAATGTTTTTCCTTTTCCACATGGTACACAAATTAATCCATTTCTTGATGCTTGTAAATATGTATTAATAATATCTTTTTGATAATCATATGGATTTCCTTTAAATAAAGCCGATTCATCACTTAAATCAAGTCCTTCAGATAATATATCTAAATCAGCTGATCCAAATTTTTGTATTGCCCATTCTCTTGGTAAATAATATCTTTCTGGAGATTCTCTATAAATACGAAATTTTAAATCTTCTTTCTTTCCAAATCGTTCATCCATTTTTGGTTCAACAGTACAATGTTTTTGAATTAATTCTACATCTTTTTCACTTAAGAAAGACTTACGGATAGCATATCCTTTGTGAGTTAGTATTTTATTATAATCTAACGTGTTCATTCTATATAATATTAAATGAGTTTTAAAAACCAATTTTTTAGTATTTTTTCCTTAGTAGATGGACAATTTATCTTTAGAATATATATTAATTGGCATTAATTTGCTTGTATTTGTAGTATCCCCCTTTCTACCTAATATTGTATATACACATTTTGTTGAATCGTATGTTGGTGCTATAATTCTATTATTAATTGCTTTTTACTCTATTACACAAGGATATTTAGTAGCAGTATCCACATTTTCGGCGATTGGTGCTTTATATGCTGAATCTCATGCTCGCAAAGCTAAAAATGTTAGCTCTAATAATAAAGCAACAAATACATCAACACTAATTGAAGAGCAGTTAGCACCAGCACCTAAATTAGTCCCAAATGAAATTCATCCAGATATTGAACCTCCATTAGAAGAAAAAGTAACCTTTATTCCCAAAGAAGATGATTCTACAAATGATTTCAAACCAGTTGGTGAATCAATTAATGCGAAAACAGATCTTCCTACCACATCTTTTTCTAAAGATGCAGAAGGAGTTTATTTAAAAGACAATCTTGCGGAAAGTTCTCTTCGTGATTAACTGATTAACCATTTGCGGTAAATGCCCCAATTAAAAACCCACAGAATCCAATTATTAAACTAATAATAATATAAAATCCAATATTTACTGATTCAGATGGCAGTGGTATATGAGGTGATATTGGTGGTTTAATATATTGTATTAATGAATAAATACCATAAAGGATTATTCCAATTCCAATTAACACACCTATTATGATACTTAAGTATTTTGCTAGATTTGTTGTAGTATTTGTTGTAGCTTGTAAATTATTTCTCTGTGCTTGAATATCACTTAAAATAACATTTCCATCAGCATCAAAATGAATATTACCAGAATTATCAATAGCACTATCTAAATCAAGAGGGACACATTTCATATTAGTTGTAGCATGTGTTATCTGAGTATTTTGGATTTCAGAAGTATTAGATATATTAGTCTCTAATCCTCCAGTGGATGTAGAACCAATATTTTGAAATCCCTCTTTATAATTTGTAAATCCCTCTGTTACTGTAGGAAGTGTAATTACTTTTGAAGGAACATTTAATATTATATCATATGGGGGTGTATATTTTGGCCATGTTTCTATTAAACTATTTATAACGGGTGTTTGAGCGGTTGCTTGAATATTTGTTATTTGGTTTTGTATTTCTTTGATATCCGAAGACTGTTGAATCTTTGAAAAAAGATCTTTTAGATTATTTTTTAATGGTGATATATTATCTTGAATTTTTTGTTGGATTAAATTTAAATCTTGATTTGTCCATGCTGATAATAATTCATTATATAATTGTTGAGTCATTTTTAATCCATCTGTATTTATATACACAAATGCGTTATCACCATGAGGTTCCAAACATGTTGTATAAAATACAAAGTCATTTAATCCATTAAATACAGATTGTAAACTATAACTTTGATCTTCAGACATATATGCTAAACCTACAAAATATGAGTTATCAACTGTAATATTATTATCAATTATAATAGGAACAACAATAATTACAAATCTAGGATCTAAATCTTTTGTATTTTCAAATGTACAAATAAAATCAATCTTATTTACTAAACTTTTATCTATCCAATCAGAATGTGTATTCATACATAATTGAGCAGATTGTAATGTATATTGAATATCATTATATGTTACTATCATTGAATTCATACTTTCATCAATTTCTCCCGTAGTCCTTGCTTGATCTTTAAAATTAGGATTAGTAAGTCTGGCATTAAATTTAGCATTAATATTTGGTTTTTGTTGTTTTATATTTTTATAATATGTTTGTAAATCATTAATATTAGTTTTTAATGGAAATGAAACATATTGTGAATTACCACAACTTCTTAATGAAGTAGCCATTTCTTACTATATAATATTTGGCACATATGTGGGGCCATTAAACCTATAGATATTAACTTTTCCTTCTTGTCCCGTTGGAGCTATATGTATATTATCTCCATCAGATAATTCATCACATCCAACATTATCTTGACAGTCACGTTTCTTATAATTTATTGGTAATGGAACTGGATTATTTGTATCAGTTCTTGTATAATAGTTAAATCTATCAGATCTAGATGCTACACGACGACCATATAATGGTAGAATTTCTCCACTTGATGTTGTAACAACACCCATTGATTGATATTCATCTGGATATCCTTGTGTAGCAATGGATGGTAAACTGTTTCCGTAATAACTTCTTGTTGGTTCTGGAGCACGTGTATAACGATCATCACCGCCTCTAACATTTACAATAACTGGTGGAGGAGTAATTTGATCTAGTTTCTGAACAATTGGTTTTGGATGGATAATAGGTTTCTTATCATAATAAATAAACGCAATTAATCCTACACATATAACACCTACTAATATTAATAAATTAGGGGTTATACATAAAATACCGGGAGGACATATATTGCTACGTCGTGGAGCCATCTATTAACTAGTCATATCAACACTTTTCAAGTTAGAAGCATATAAAAGTGGATTATCATTTGTTGTGCGTTTTAATGCTGTGCTAACTGATATATCATCATAAGTTGAAATATAAGGTCTATCTATAATTTTATTTTCAATACTACCAACTGCTGGAATACTACTTTCATTTACTGTAGGTATTCGTGTATTTGATGATAATTCTACTCCGCCCATTGTTGCTTCCATAAAGTTAGGATATGAGGGAGTTCCTTCAATAGGATAGATACCAGATGGTTGAGAAATATCAACTAATCCGGAAGGTTCAGATGGCTTCTTAATAGCATTATCTTTTATAATTTTTTCAACACGTTGAGAAACAGCAGTTGCATTTTGAAAATGTTCTAAGGCATTATTGCTTTTTGTATGAGATTCGGGATTTACTTGATTATATTTCCCTTTAATATCTTTTAACCGATTTATAATATTTTCTGTCTTATCTGTAAATTTTTCTTTAACTCCCATGATAGTATTTATTATTTTAATAAATTGAGGAACTAAAAATACAAAAGCAAGATAAAATGGAGACTTTGTTAAACCATATAATACTACAGCAAATACTAATGTAATAAGAAAACTATTAAATGGTATGCTAAAGAAGTCATATAGCCCTAAAATCACAGATAAAATAAATAATATATTTATTTCTTTAGTGGAAAACTTCATTCCTATTACTAATTGATTAAATTACTAATTTATTAAAAGTGGGGCAATAATTCTATGTAAAATCCAAAATAAAGCACCCGCTACAAGAGATTTTATTAATAATCCAATTGTTGTAAGTTCTCCAGTTGCCTTTAATAGTGATGGAAGATAATGACTCATTAATACATTTACAAAAGGTAAACTCATTATAAAAAATAATAAAGCCACTAATACCGGTGTTTTAAGTTCAGCAGCAATGTCGGAATAATAGCTTTTACGTTGAATAGGAGGCATATACATTTGAGGTTGTTGTATAGGAACAGCATATGGGTTTTGGGGAACATATTGTTGCTGTGCTTGACGACCAGAACTATACATCATCGCCGCAAAATCAGCATTTGTAGGATGTTCTCCGCCAATAATATGTGCCGTAGCTGGCATATTATCCATTGAATGTTGCATTGTAGAATTTGGATTTGGTGCATTTATTACTTGTGCCGGAGGCTGTCTAGATTGAACCATGGGAGCCTGCATTTGTTGAGATGGCATTGGTGGAAGACTACCGCCACCGCCGCCACCACCATTCATCTCGCTTAAAATTCTTTGAACAGCACTATCATCGTTCATAGCACCGCCGGCAGTATCTAAATCGCTTAATAATGTTCCACTCATTGTTAAAAACCTATACTCTAATTATTATTTTTTAACGCTAAATTATTCGTACAATTCCAATTATTGAGCATTTGTTCTAAACTGAAAACATTTTGAACCAATTTGATATGTTGATTTATTAATTTCATCTAAATTTGGATTTTTATGTTTTATACATGTATCATCATTACATATAGGTCTCCATATTATGACTATAAATACACCTAAAAGAAAACTAAACAAATAGTGAAAATTCTTTGTTTTTATAAATTCAAACATCTTCTACTATTAGTATGATTGATAAGCATTTATTCTATATTTTACCATTTATTATAGGGATAATATCTGGCATAATATTACTGTATGTATTTAAAGATCAGAAAGTAGAAATTATTGATTATCCTAAACCAAATGATACCAGAGTTTTTACTGATTCTAATGGAATGAAATTTGAATATACAACAAAAGAGGTAAATTGTGATGATAATGAAGCAACATTACGATTTTATCCTTTACAGAATTAACGATTTTTAAAATAATTAATAATAGCTCCTTTTTTAGCAGCTTCTTGATTATCTTTTGATTTACTTTTTTCAAGAATAATGCCTCCACCTTTTGCAACTTCTTCAACTGATTTTTCTCTAAACTCATTGCGAAGTTCCATTAAAGTATTTCCTACAATATTTGGTGTTAAAATAACATCTCCTAATTTTAGAGTTTTCCATAATTTAGGATCTAAGACCTCTTCGGATCCAATCGCAAATCCTATACCACCTAAATATGGTATATTATTTGCAAATACAAGTTCAGTATTATTTGTATTTAATAAATCTGGTATTAGTGATGTATTTTGTTCATAAAATGTTTTTAATATATCTTTCCATATTTCTTTTGTATCCTTCATTGCTTTATTAATTCTTTTTCCAATCGTGCGAATTAATCTTGAACTTCTATTTTTTAATACTTCATTTCTTAAATCTTCATATCCTAATATATTTAATCTTGTTGCTTCAAATGCTTGATACACGGATGTAAATTTTGTATTATTATACACAAAATCTACATAATTAAATATGCTTAAAAAGTTGTTTTCATTATTTATATCATTAAAAATTCTAGCAATCTTTCCATTTTTCAAAAATACTTCACCTTCCAACAATGTAACTCTTTCTTGTTCAGCTACTTCAAGAATTTCTTTTGAATCCGTATATCTTCCATATAGTTTCCATAAAGGAAAATCACGATATACAATATATTGAACATCTTTTAATTTGCGAACTTCTTGTGGCGTATCAAAATCAACAAATCGTGTATCAATTGATTCTATTATTTTTGGTATTCTTAATGGTGATCGTAAGTATACCTTTTTAAGTTCTAACTCATGTAATTCATTATTAATTTTAATAAAATCAGATGAATCTTTTGTATTCTTAAAATGATTATATGCTTTTCGTAATAGTGATTTTTGTATATCAATTTGCTCTTCAATCGCAATAATACCATCTTTACGTTCTTTATCCATTAACATAAATTCTTCTTTTGTAATTGGTCTATAATAATATAAAGGTATAGAAGATACTGATTCTTGTGTTTTTGAATCATAGATTTCTAAATTACCATTTTCTAACTGTTTATATATATATTTACCTTTCTTCTTTCGTGCGGAAATATTATCAAAAAAAGATTTAATTTGTAGTTGTGTCTTTTTGTCATATGGCAGATCACTCATCTACTTTTGGACCTATATAAACATATTTTGGAAATCCCTCCTTTGATGTAGTTTCTTTATCTAAAGCATAATAGCCAGGTTTCATTACTTCTACTTCTTGTAATTTTGTCCCTTTTTTCTTCTTTACTAAGGTATCTTCACTCAAAAAGAAATTTATAATAGAATATGATAAAATTGCCCAAACAATACAAAATAACCAAAATGGAAACCATGTATGATTTGCTTCGGAAAACCCAAATTCTTTCCAATTATCGTTTTCATCAAACATTATTTTTGGCTTTATGAAGAGTAATATAACTACTCCAAATAAATACAAACAGCAAGTTATTAATAAAACTTTCATCTATAAAAACTTAAGAATAGATTTTTAATTAATAATCATCTTCCTTTGTTTGATGTGTATCATAAGTAGAATTTTGTTCATAGAAATTATCTAATTGTGCTGCTTCTCGTCTGGCAGCATCTACTTCATCAGAAAATCCCATTTGTAATCGTTGCTCTCTATCTTTTTCATATTGTTCGGGATTATATATATATACATCCTTTGCTTTTATTGCCCAGTCACCAATTCCTAGCTTCTTCTTTAATAACTCAACTGCTTTTTCTTCTTTTGTTAATCTGTCAAATTTAGAAATAATTAACATTTTTTCTTTCTCATCTCTCTTTGCTATTTCAACACGTATATCTTCGTCCGTAAGTCTGAAGCGTTCGCTACGATATTTTGCTAAAATTTCTTTTAAAATTGCTTTAGGAATTCCAGATGTTCCATCAATCGTATCATTGTCTATCATATTTGTTTGAACAATTACATTAGGATCCATCATATCTTTTAAGATAGAAGCAATACCAGCTTTTACTAAATATGAAATACCTATATTACCACCAATCATTAAAGGAGTTCTTACATGATTTTGAAATACTTTTATAAAAATAGATAATTGTTGAATAGCATATATAATTTTTGATTTAGCAAATCCTTCCACTTTTATATTTTTTAAATATTCTGTATGAAGAGATATAATTTTTTTAATATCTTTTACTATTAATCCATCTAATTTATAACTTGCTGGCACATCTAATTGATCAAGATTAAATCCATTTATTATTCTTGTTAATGGTAATAATATTGATGTTTCAATTGATTCTAATACTTGTTTTAATGGTTGATCTAATAATTGTTCAATTAATAATTTATCTTGTTCAGAAATAAATCCACGTAACTCTTCAATAGTCTGAATTGCGTAACTAGAAATCTTACCATACGCAACTGCTATATCAGCATCATTTGTTGCTCCTCCAGATTCTAAACTCTTTAAATTTATATATGTTTCATTTAACATAGATTTCCATTCAGCATAAGGTGTTGGTGTAATATTATTTAAAATCTGGAATAATTCATCTCCAACTTCAATCTTTATTTTCTTATCTTGCACAACAGAATTTATAATATGAACCGCATTTAATAATTTTTGATATGTTGTTTCATTAATTTCAATACCTTGTGTTTTTAAATCTGATTCATCCTCTGATCTCTTACATCCACAATTATGACATATATTATTATATCCAAATTCATGAGTATATCCAAGTCTTTCTCCTTGATAACATACTTTTAAGAATAATTTATAATAATCATCTTTTGATATAGAAAAATCAAGTCGTTGTTCTTTACGTAATTCAAATAAAAAACTACTATGACTATTAATAGGACCACTTGGAGGATTTTTTGGTGGTAATATAATATTTATTTTATTTTTCCAGAATTCTAATGGCTTACTAATATTATCAAAACAACATGTTTGTATATCTTTTGCTTGTTTATAATTATCTTTTGCTTGTTTATGAGTTTCAAATATATATCCACGAACTTTCTCATATGTATTTGCCGCATCTGGTACAATTACTTCATCAATATCTTTATATATATATGGTGTAAATCCATCTCGTATCTTTTCAGATAATCCTTCTATTTGTTCTTGTTTTCCATATGTTTTTATTAAATATTCTTTTTTCTTAATAATTAATTCTTGAACATCATTATATAATAATATTTCTTTTAATATACTTTCTGTATATTTAATAATTGCTTCTTGACGTTTCTTATCACTTCTTTCATCTTGAAATCTTGTTAATCTCCATGGATCATCTGTTTCAGAATATGCTTTTGCTAGAATTATACCTGACGCAATACAACATAAATATTCAATAATTCCTTTATCAGATTCTTTTCCTAATGGATAGCCTTTTAAATTAATAACACATCCAGCACTTGAATAACGAGGTATATAATTTGGAATTCGTGTTTGTATTTCAACTATACTATACGATATTATTGACGCTATTATTGTTCTATTAATATAAATATCATAATCTATTGCTTTCATACCTTTCTGTTGTTTTTGTGCTTCCTTAATCTTACTATTATATTGTTCTCTTGTAGGTCTTTTTGAAACTGTTATATCAACACCATTTACAATACGAATATATCCAATTGCATCAGGAAATATACCAACTTTATCAAATAATTCACGTGCTTTCTGATAATATAAAGTTTTTGCTGGTGTATCAAATTGTATTTCTTTTTCTGTTCCAACTGGAATTCCAAGAGCTTGTGTTATTTCATCTTCTTCTATAGCATCTTTATCAACCAATTCACTTCTTCCTATTAATGGTGCTCCTTCATCACTATATTCTAATGAATTATCAAATTCTAAATCCGCAATTGCTTGACCACAATTATTACAAATAAACTTTCCTTGAAATACTCCACCACTAAAACGAATCAATAATTCTTTATGAATTGTTTCTTTTTCACGAGGATGTAAATATTCTTGTAAAATTAAATATTCATGCTCACATAAACATGACTTATTACATTCAACACAATAAATAAAATTATCTTTCTTATAACTCTGATATTGTGTTATAAATTTTGATAATAATTTCATACGATCATTATTATCTTTAACTTTTCTTATTATTGTTAAACTCTTCACATGTCCACAACTATTTATTTCAGGTTGATAAGTTCTTTCTTCATCTTTAATACTTAATAATAAAGCATGCTGTAAACTTTCAACAAATTGTTTATTTACAAATATATTTCTAAATCTAGTAAGATTTTCTGGATATCCAGCAAGTGTAGCATATAATAAATCTTGAACATAATAATTTAATCCAGCAAATATAGCAACATCATTATTTCTATAATATGGCATATACTTTTTAAAAGAAGAAATATATTGTTGAAGAATTGGTTCGGAATTTAATATAGTAAACATATCTTGAGATTGTTCAGTATTCAAAAGATTTTTATTTATAAATTCTTTATTTTCCATCTGTTTATTTGCTCTTTCACGAACATATAATATATGATTTTTGATATGAGCAATTGTTTCTTCAATCTTATTAATTAATACATTTTGCTGTTCATAAGAAAATTCTTTATTTTGAAATCCATATGATTTTAATTCTACTAAAGAATCTCCTAAACCATATATTATAATTGGTAAATTTTTGAGCCAATCTTCAATAACAATATTTCCAGTAGTAGAATTATTTGCTCCAACTACAAGAATTCCACCAGCACTTGGAACAATTGAAATACCTTTTTTTAATATTAGTTCCATGTATTTTGATTGTGATATAGAACGAGAAATATCATACGCAAGTTTTCCAGAACGTATTGCACCTAATTCTCTTTCATACATTTTTGGAAATAATAAATAACTAGAAATAATACCTTCTTCAGGACTTTCTAATAAACGTGGATTTTCTTTTTCACGCAATCTTCCTACTCTTCCTTTTAATCCTCTTAACATACTAAATAATACACTTTCTAAAGCATCAATTGTTAATGGAATATATTTATTACCTTCTGTAGGATAAGGAAATGCTGGTAATCCATCCACTTCTTTAACATCAATATCTTCAACATAAGGATTTCTAAAGAATTCTCTATCATTTTGGAATTGGGTTGCATCTTGCTTCATTTTAGAAGACCAACTTAAAAAATGTTCCTTATTAAATCTGTCCCATCCAATATACCAATTTGGTAATATATCCGTTGAAACAACATTTTGATTTCCTACAAATTGCGTTTTAGCATATGTATTTTCTATAGATATTTGTTCTTGTAAATATCTTATATCAATATTTAATGTTGTTTCTTTTGTGCCAGATTCACCATCTAAATACACAACACGCTTTGAATCAATTACTGGTTTAGAAAAATTATTATTATGATTTGATACTAAATCTGTAATAGTATCTAATGATGTTGCTTTCTTACCTATTGGTAAATTATTCTTTCCATATAATACTAATTCATTACGTAAAAGTAAACATAATTCTGTAACTTTACGAAGTTGTTTTATTTTCTTTTCTGATTTTTGTTCTTTTAAATTTAATCTTGTAATTAAATCTTGTAACATATCACTCCGTTGAACACTATCGGGATAATTTCGTTTAGAAGAAGCAATTTCTTTAATTTCTGCTTGTGTTACTATCTCAATTTCTGCTTCTTCTCCCAAAATAAGTTCTTCTTTTTCTTGATCTTTAATTGCCTTTGCTTCAGCAGTTTCTTCCATTGCGGATTCTTCATCCGCCGATTCTTCATCCGATATTTTAGGAAGTTCACGAGATCGTAATACATCAATCCCAGAATCTAATGGTATACCTTTTCCCTCAAACTCTAGACTTATAATATCGTTATTCTGATCACGGAGTTCAATAGAATCTTTTTTTTCATGGACAACTTGAATAACATATTTTCCCACTGGACTACCATCAGGACCATGGAATGCTTCTGCTAATTGACCAACTCTGTAATCTTGTTGAATAACAAAGAGTGGATTTGTCCGTTTAGAAACTATAAACAGATTTTCAATTTCATATTCTTCTTTTAAATATCCATCATCAATTTGTAAATCCACTAATCTATCAGAAATTCCATCTGGAAGAATTCTTATTAAATGTTCATCTAGATAATATATTCTTCCTCGTGTATTATCAAATCTTCCTCCAAATATATGGATTTTATCTCCTAATTCTATTTGTTCTTCTTTTGGATTATTCTCATGATCCATTCTCCCTATAGATTTATACTAAAACTATTTTACTAGTTAAGCCGTAAAGTATATAAAGCATTTTTAATATAGTATCTTAGAATACATTAAAATGGCTTCTTCCAAGTATGTTATTGGCATTGATCTTGCTACTTGTATGTCCATGGTGGCAGTATGGAAAAATAATAAAGTAGAAATTATTTCATCAGAATCAGGTAATCGCACGGTTCCTTCGTATGTTTCATTTACAAATGAAGAACGTATTGTCGGCGAAGCGGCAAAGTCTATGAGTGCAACAAATCCTAAAAATACTGTATTTGATGCTAAACGTCTCATTGGTCGCACATTTGATGATACTGAAGTTCAAAAAATGATGAATAATTGGCCTTTTAAAGTTGTAAATGATGGTAATAATCGTCCACAGATTATTGTTGATTTTAAAGGTGAAACTAAGAAATATTATGCTGAAGAAATTTCTGCTATGGTGCTACAAAAACTAAAGTCCATGGCTGAAGCATATCTCGGTGAAGAAGTAAAGGATGCGGTTATTACTGTTCCAGCATATTTTAATGATAATCAGCGTCAGGCTACTAAGGATGCTGGTCGTATTGCTGGACTAAATGTATTACGTCTTCTTGCTGAGCCTACTAGTGCTTGTATTGCATATGGTCTTAATAATAAGACTGGTAGTGAGCGTAAAGTAGTCATTTTTGACCTTGGTGGTAAACAATAATCTGCTTCCAAGTAAAAAAACTAGGTGAATTGCTGGGATCCCCTTAGAGCCTATTATACTACAACGTGACTGGTAACGGTGAGCGTGAATGTTTGAAAAATAATAGGATTGGGCAATCAGCATCCAAGCGTCCAACGAAAGTGGATGAAGGTTCAACGACTAGATAAAGTAATCTAAACTGAAAAGCATGATGAAATATCCACGAGTGCCTAGATTACTATAAATATATAGTAATAAGATATAGTCTGAACTTATAGGAAACTATAAGAAGTTTGGATAAAGAGCCAAACGATAACAAATTGGGAACTTTTGATGTTTCACTATTATCAATTGATGATGGTATTTTTGAAGTAAAAGCTACAGCGGGAAATACGCTCCTCGGTTAACATAATCCGGCTGAGGTTAAAGAACTCTAATTGCGGGGACACCCTAAAGTCGTAAAATTTATAAAAAAATTATGTTGGCACATAATAAATGAACTCAGAATTAAATGAAAAAATTTGTTTGAAATGTAATAAAAACTTAAGTATTGAATTATTCACAAAGGATAAAAATTATTATCGCAATACTTGTAAATTGTGTAAAATAACACAAATGAAGATAAGAAACGAAAAAAATAGGAAAATAAATGAGAATAAAAAAATTCTTTTAAAAGATAAAGAATGTAGTTCTTGTAATAAACGATTACCTATTATTAATTTTTATACTTCTTCTACAAATAAATGTGGTTATCGTAATTCATGTATAGAATGTGAAAAAAAGAATAGAAATAAAATAATTACACAAAAACAAATATTAATTTCTAAAAAAATATGTAATACATGTAATATTGAAAAATCAGTTAATGAATTCAAGAAAAATAATAAATCAACTGATGGGTTTTATCATAAATGCTCATCTTGCTGGACACCTCCAACTTGGAATAAAGAAAAACAAAAAGAATCTGAAAAAAAATACGTTAAAAATAACCCTGAAAAAATAAAAGAAAAATATAAGAAACAAGGGTTAAAAATTAATAGACGAATTAGAAATAGTCTTAATATACGTATAAAAGATGTTTTACTAAGTTTTTCTTTAAGAAAAGATAATACTACATTAAATTATGTTGGGTGTTCTCTTGATTTATTAAAAAAATGGTTTGAATTCCTATTTGAAGACAATATGGATTTTAATAACTATGGCAAATGGCACATAGATCATATTAAACCATGTTGTTCTTATGATTTATCAAAAGATGAAGATGTTAAAGAATGTTTTAACTGGAAAAATCTTCGTCCATGTTGGGCAAAAGAAAATTTAGAAAAAAGTGATAAAATAAATTATGAGTTAATAAGAAAATATAAAATAAAAGCCAACGAATTTTTAAATAAATCACTACCAAATCAACCTAGTAATAGTGTTGATGGCACAAAGTAACTATTTGTGGTATGGTAAAAATGTGACGAATAAGGATATAATATATCCAAAATGGGCAATCCGCATCCAAGCGTCCAACGAAAGTGGATGAAGGTTCAACGACTAGATAAAGTAATCTAATCCGAAAGGTATGATAAAATATCCACGAATGGGTTCCTTACATAATTAATGTAAGAAGATATAGTCTGAACTTATAGGAAACTATAAGATATGTGGATAAAGAGCCACATGATAACAAATTGGGGCAAGATTTTGATAATCGTATTGTAGATTGGGCAGTTGAAGAATTTAAAAAGAAACATAAGATTGATCTACGCACATATCCGAAGGCACTTGGTCGTCTCCGTCTAGCAGCGGAACGTGCCAAGAAAACTCTTTCTATTTCTACTCAAACAAGTCTAGAAGTGGATAGCATTGCGGATGGCATTGATATGATGTTTATGTTAACTCGTGCTAAGTTTGAAACCCTATGTGATGATTTATTCCGTAGCACGCTAGGACCTGTAGAGCAAGTTCTAAGAGATTCTAAGGTTGCCAAGGGTGATGTAGATGATGTTGTGCTTGTAGGTGGATCATCTCGTATTCCTCGTGTCCAGCAACTATTAAAAGAATATTTTGGAGGAAAGGAACTATGTAATAGCATTCATCCCGATGAAGCGGTAGCATATGGTGCTGCGGTTCAAGCACATATTCTTTCTGGCAATGGTAAAAATGATATTACAAGTGATATTCTTTTACTAGATGTCACGCCTTTGAGTTTGGGTATTGAGACTTCTGGGAATGTAATGACAACTCTCATTAAACGTAATACTACAATTCCTACAAAGAAGACAATGACTTTCTCTACATTTTCTGATAATCAGCCAGCAGTTGATATTCGTGTGTTTGAAGGAGAACGTCAGTTTACAAAGGATAATAATATGCTAGGAACATTCCGTCTTGAAGGAATCCCTCCAATGCCACGTGGAGTTCCTCAAATTGAGATTACATATGATATTGATGCCAATGGAATTCTTTCAGTTTCTGCTGTTGAGAAATCTACTGGTAAGTCTAATAATATTACAATTAAAAATGATAAGGGTCGTCTAAGTGCTGAAGATATTGAGAAGATGGTTGGTGATGCTGAACTAAATGCGGAAGCGGATAAGAAAATGATGGCAAAGGTTGAAGCAAAGAATGAACTTGAATCTTATCTATATAATGTAAGAAACTCACTCCGCGACAGTAAAGTGAAAGATAAACTTCCAGCGGAAGATGTTGAAAAAGGTGAGAGTCTAGTAGCAACACATATTACTTGGCTAGATGAACATAACGATGAGGATATGGAAACTTATAAGGAGCGTAAGACAGAAGCTGAGAAAGTTCTTCAACCTATTATGATGAAACTATATGCTTCACAAACGCCTACTGATAGCGCTGAACAGATGCCAATGCCTTCTCCGCCAAAGGTAGAAGAAGTTGATTAATATTTATTATAATTAAATTTTTTAATTAATAATAAATACAACAGGACCAGTGGGGCCTAATTCACCAGTAGGACCAGTCTCACCAGTGGGACCACCAGAAGGACCAGTGGGGCCAAAATCACCAGTAGGACCTGTCTCACCAGTGGGCCCACCAGAAGGACCAGTGGGGCCTAATTCACCAGTAGGACCTGTCTCACCAGTGGGGCCACCAGAAGGACCAGTAGGACCAAAATCACCAGTAGGACCTACATCACCAGTTGGTCCAGTAGGACCACCTTCAGGACCAGTAGGGCCAGTAGGACCGCCTTCAGGACCAGTAGGACCTAAATCACCAGTAGGACCAGTGGGGCCAAAATCACCAGTAGGACCTACATCGCCAGTGGGGCCACCAGAAGGGCCCGTGTATCCAGTCCAGCCAGTGGGACCAGTAGCTCCATCGTGACCATGGCAACCTTGGGGACCTTTGGGGCCTCTGCAACCATCGCGCCCATCTTTCCCATCACGTCCATTCTGTCCATCACGTCCATCTTGACCATCACGACCTGGCGGGCCAGGAGGGCCGCGGCATTCGCAATTCGCATCGTCATTCCCACATGAAGCACAGTCGTCATCACGATTACGAGGCATCTTATATTTGTAATAACGAAAAAAAATTCCGGGACGCATTAATATCATGTATTTTGATCAAAACGCACCGTTAAGTCATCTACATAGGTTATATTGTTTTTTGATGAATTATCTTCTTTTAATGGTTTGTCTTCTTTTGATTTTACATTTTTATTTTTCGCAGAAGGTAGTAAAGAATTTTCTAATTTTTTTTTATTCATTTCTTCACGTTTTAGGCGTCTTTTTTCATTTATAGCATCTTTATTTTTACTTATATATCGTTTTACACGTAAATTAACAGATGCTGGATTTAATTTATCTTTTTCATGTAATAATTTAAGTTTTTCTTTTTTATTTGTTTCAATCGCTTCTTGAATCATTAATGGTAACTTTTTTCTAATAATTCTAATTGATTCAATCTCTTAATACTTATCATAACCATTGGAGATGAAATACTTGTAGAAGAATCATTAGAAGAGAAGCCATCTGAAGAAGGTCGTGTAGGGGAAGTAGAGACAGATGGATGAGTAGGTTGAGTAGGATTACGAGGTGGAGTAAACATAATAGGGCGACGTGGTGAGGAAGGTGGTGAGGAAGGTGGTGAGGAAGGTGGTGAGGAAGGTGGTGAATTATTATGTGATTTTATTTTATCTATATTACGTGTATTTAACATTCTATAATTTAATCGTATTGATAAATAATTCATAATAAAACGGAGCGTATATACAAAAAAAATGAGTATATAAATATTAGACTAATGTTTTTGAACAATCAATTTTTCACGCCAAGAAGCAAACATCTTTACACAACTTGCAGCAGCAGTGGCAATAGCTTTGCGGCATACTAGATCGTCTTTTGCTAGAATGGTCATAAGCATTTCATCACGTAGAGGATGGGGAACACAATATCCACAATAACTTATAGTGCCTTCTTTGAGACCATTTGGATCAAGTAGATGTTCATCCATATAAGTAGTTAGTAGATTACCAAGTGTATGATCTTCATGTTGGAAATAAATATCAAATCCACGAGCCTCTTTCTTTGTAGGTTGTAATTTAACATTTTCAGGCAGATCACCTTTATCTAACGCAGCATAAGCATGACACTTTCGCTCAAGAACTTTTAGTGCTTCAATAACAATATCATATGGATCAAAGACTCCAACACTTTCAATTACAAAATCAAAACTATTAGGTTCTCCTTTTTCATTTGTAGTATAGCATCGTTGTGCTTCCATGGTTTCAAATTCTTTTTCAAGTAATGCCTTACGAGAGGAATCTTGATCAAGTTCTTCAATACGAAGTTTCTTATGGCGATCAAGCCAATCTGAAAATATTTGTTTTCTTTTTTCAGGATTTTCATCACGAGTATATCCATATGAACATTGACTTACTGGATTAAAACGAACATTTTCACGACCAACTCCAACAGTTGCTTTTGCTTCAAACGCAACTGTTTCTACATTATTATTACCAATTTTAGGTTTTAGCACTGCTAATAGACTAGTATCATGAGTAATAGGATCAGGATGGAAGAATTTTGTATTAGGAATTTTCTTTAATTCACCAGAATCATCCCGTTCAAATACTTCAATATCACTTACTTTTACATCAAGAGGTTTATCAGTATTATTTTCAATATTTAGTTTAAATTCATATTTATTTGGTTCCCAATTACTGGGATTGGCGTGAACCACAATAAGACCAATACGATGAGCAAGCATTTCATTAGACATAGCAGTAGTATTTTTTAGAATTTTTACATCACTTGTAGAACCATCTTTTAATATCTCAGCTCTAAATCCAACACAAGGCACTTCAGTAAGAATAATACGACGAAGAGTATTTGCATAACTTACATGGGTATCTACGAGTTGAAAATTAAGAGTAAATTTATCTTCATATTTAATATTTTTGAAACTAACTCCGGTAGTAATCTTCTTTAGGGCAGTAGTCATTTTACTAATAATATTAATACTTTAATATTTAATTTAATTTTTTTATTTTTCTGCTTTTATATTCTGCGTTTTCTTAAATATTGATAGTTCTAAGAGAATATTAATGGATAAAAAGAACATATGCTTCTATTCTTTAAAATGCCAATGGTCTAAGGCATTTATTCAAGAAATATCTCAAACGCCTTTCAAGTCTCAATTCCAGTATATAGCTGTTGATAATAATCCTAATTTACCAAAATGGTTAAAGAAAGTTCCAACTCTTGTAATTCAAGGTGAATCGGAGCCTCGCACTGATGGAGAGGTTATGAATTGGTTATATGAAGAAAAAATGAAACATGGAGCAAATGTTCAACAATCAAATGATTCAGAGTTGGATGGATGGAATGCTGCTGAAAATGTAAGTTTTGCCAAAGGAGTTGGATATAGTTTTAATGACTCCGATACAAGTGTTCAAGGAAATGGAGGTCAGACAATCCCTGGAGCATTTGAGTTTCTAGGTGGAGGAAATGCCCGAGGTGAAAAGGCATCACAAGATTTTTATCCCGGAAAATCTGAACAAGGTCGCACAAAATCTAAAAAGGAAGAAATGTTTGATAAACAAATGGAAGAATATCAACGTTCTCGTGATATAGGAATGCCTCAAAAACGAATGCCTATGTAAATAATTCCCTATGAAAATAATTCCCTATGAAAATAATTCCCTATGAAAATAATTCCCTATGTAAAATAAATATATAAAGAATCTTTACATTATTAATATAAGAACAATGACCACTGTTTTAGGAGCATTTAACAATCAATTAATCCGTTTTTTTGAAGATCTATCAGATAGTTTTCCAGAAGAACGTGATATTAAAAGTGCTTTAGAGATGATTAAATTCGCTAAAGCAAGTAATCCTAAACTAATTTTAGATTTATATTATGAACATGTCTATAAAGGTATTAATGAGGCTGTTAAAAATGAAGATGCCAATTATATTATTAAATACGCCAATGAGAAAATTGAGAAGCAATTTAATGAGATTTCTCCAGCATTATCAATCTTTAATAAACATTGGCACACACTTTCTGATGGAAATAAAAAATCCATTTGGAATTATTTGAAAGTGTTAAATGCTTTAGTAGAAAAATTTAAAGTGGCGTAAAGAATAAATAAAAGTTAATTTTAAGAAAGAATATGGAGACCACGTTTAACTCAAAATATGATGAATTCTGTGTAGATCTGCTAGGAGCTTGCCCAGAATTAACAAATGATATTAATAAAGCAAAACTTATTTCTAAAGATAAACGTCTAGAATTATATAAAACGCATGTATTTAAAAAGCATGAAAGCACGCATACTGTATTACCCGGCGTAACAATTCCGAATGGTATTTGGACTACGCTATCTGATAATACGTTAAAGGCGATTAATGAATATAATTCAATTTTAGATTTATGTGTAGTATATTCAACGGGTGACACTGATGGTATTTCTCAAGAATGGGTTAATAAAATGATGGGAGAATGGAAAACACGGATGGAAGGTATAGATTTTAATACAATGTCTTCAAAATTCTTTGAGATGTTTGGATCAAAAGGTGGTTCTTCTGGTCTACCACCACTTCCAGAAAAATTCTTAAAGGGACAAATGGCTAAGTTGGCAGAAGAATTGGTAAAAGAATTTGATCCAAAGGATTTTGGATTTAGTAAAGAAGATATTGAAGCATGTGAAAAGAATCCAAGCAAAGCATTTGAAATATTGATTAGTGTTTCTACTAAGAATCCAAATCTAATCCAAAATGCTCTCCAGAAAATTGGAAAACGTCTCCAACAGAAAATTCAAAATGGACAACTCCGTCCCCAAGAATTAGCCGCTGAAGCGGAGGAACTCATGAAGGAGTTTCAAAACAATCCAGCATTTGTAGATATATTAGAAAGTTTCCGCTCTGCTTTTAATTTTGAAGATATGGATTTAGCACGTAAATCTGGAAATGATGCAAGTGGTCGTTTAGCTTTAGTAAGAAATCGTTTAAAAAAGAAGTTAGAAGCTAAGAAAAATAAAGCAAACTCTGTAGAGCCAAAGTAGATGGAAGTAATATTGATTCTATTATTTATAGGATTGCTCTTATATGGTATATATTATACCTATGAAGACCAAATACCGTTAGCTAAAAGAGAAACTTTTCAAAATTCTCCTATTACAAATGCTACAAAAGTCCCGGATGGAGTGCTAGAAGAGGTTATAGGTTCTAATGTTACGTATCCTTCTGATAAAAATCCATTTATGAATGTGTTAATTGATGAGATTAAGTATAATCCTAAAAGAGCTCCCGCAGCTTCTGTTATGGATCCATCTGTAAATGTAGAATTAGATGATTTCTTTAAAACACAATTTGTAAATGATCCTACGGATGTGTTCGGAAAGACACAATCGCAACGTCAATTTTTTACAACTGCTTCAACAACTATTCCAAATGACCAAGAATCTTACCAGAATTGGCTCTATAGAATACCAGGGAAAACCTGTAAAGAAGGTGGTTTCTGTCTTCCTGGGACCGACGGTGCGACGGTTAGTTGGCTATCTGACCCTAATTAATGATATTATTAATGTCATAAACCGGTTTTTCCAAAAAAAACCAAAAAATCCATTTCTACTTTTATTAAATTATTTTACAAGATGAAAAATAATTTAATAAAACTTTAAGATAAATCAATTTTTTTAAACTATAGACGAATTTCTATCCGGCAAAATTAAAAAAATTAAATTTTATATTGCGAATAATTAAGTAAGAATGAGAAAATTAAGAACTCGTAGAAAATTTGATATACATTTATTAAATGAAAAATTACAAAATGATAATGCTAACCTTATTGGTGAGTATAATAATTTAACTCAACATTCTATTATTACATTTAAATGTAAATGTGGAATTATAGATGAAAAACCTTTTAGAAATATTGTTAGTTATGGAGGAGCATTTTGTAAAAAATGTATTAATATAAATCAATTAAATAAAACGAAATTAACTTATAATTCTGAAAAGAGAATAAATGGTATTAATAATAGAACTGAAAAAAATCGTCTTTCAAATGAAGAAATTTTAAAAAGATTAAAAGAAAAATTTAATACTATTGAAATTCTTAATATTAATGAATATAATAATGCTACAAGTAAATTAAACTTTATTTGTAATGATTGTAATATACAATTTACTAGAACGTTTAGGTCATTAATACAATTTGGATGTCAAAAATGTAAATTAAAAAATATTATAGAACCAAAAATAAATACAAAAATAGAAATAAATAAAGAAACAGAATTTATTAAAAATTGTGAAAATAAACATCCAAAAGCATTTAATTATTCAAAGGTTAAATTTATTAATAAAGATACTAATATTATATTAATATGTAATACTTGTAATAATGAAATTTTAATAAGACCAAAAGTTATTCTTAAAAGAAAAATATCATTAACAAGTTGTGAAGATTGTTTATCTAATAATAAACTATTATTAATTAAAGATAAAATTAAAGATAATTGGATTATTAATGATTTATCTTCTTATAATAAGAAACTTGATTCAATTGATGCTTATTGTAAAGAATGTAATTTTAAAATACACTATAAAATTAATGATATTCTTGATACTGGTTGTATGAATTGCTATGATAATAACAAAAGAGGACAAAGTAATAAATTAAATAATGAAATTATTTTAGAAAGATATAAAAAAGTATGGAATAATAAATATGATTATAGTAAAACAAACTATATAAATCAAATAACACCTATTACTATAATATGTAAAAAGCATGGAGAATTTAGTATATACCCACGATATCATGAAAAAGGTTCTGGTTGCCCAAAATGTTATCCAACAACTGAATTATATCTTTTAGATTTTCTTAAAAATTATTATCCAACAATTATCCCACAGTTCAAATTAGATTCATGTAAAAATAAAATACATTTACCTTTTGATTATTGTATTCCAGAAATAAAAACTATTATTGAACTTGATGGAGAACAACATTTTAAACCTGTAGCAAATTGGAAATCTAATTATGAACAACTTGAAAGAGATATTTATAAAATGAATAAAGCACATCAAGAAGGTTATAAAATAATTAGGATAACACAAATGGATGTATTTAAATATAAAGAAAAATGGTTAGAAGATAATTTACTACCAGAAATAGAATCTACCGATAGAAATCATATATTTATATCATCTGATGATACTATATATGATAGACATATAGAAACTTTTGAAAAATCAAACTAAATGCTATAATTCCGGTAGATTTATTTTCTACTATTTCGCTTCTTCTTTTGAGTAAAAAGTTTTCCATTTCGGCATTTAAACTTTTTAAGAGTTTTTCCTTTTGTTTGTAATACACTTTTGGTACAAACTGCGATAGCAGCTTGTTCCGAAGTTCCTTTAATCGGTTTAATATAACTACGCACTTTTTTGATACAACGACAAAAATCTTTTGTGAGTTTTTTAGAGGCTGGTCTTCCCATTTATATTCTTATTTTAGAAAAATATTTATTAGATAGGATGACAGCAAGAACATTTGAAATAAATCGTTTAACACATACACGAGATGATACATGTGGTATTGAACAATATTTTGGCCAATCTGTTGGCCCTGGCAACTATGCTACGACAAATCTAGTGCCTAGCGCACGAGATGTAAATCCTCTTGCTTCTAAAAATCTTATGTTATTTCCTCGTGAAGGCTATGGTTATAATAATCCCTTTATTGATTCTGATTCTATCTTACGTAATCAGCCCGAGTTCAAGAATAATAAATGTTTAATTCGCAATCAAGCCCGACCATTCTTAACTGTTCCGTATATGGGAGGCGGCCGTGGTAATCCCGAGGTTGAAACATATTTACAACATTCTGAACAAGTTCGCCAAGGCAAAGAATGTGGAACAGTGACTGAACAAGAATTTACTCAACAGTACACTCCATTAATTCCTTTGGTAAAAAATAATATTCAAGATCCTAAAAATTTAATCCCTGAAGTTGCTTCGCCCGGATGGATTCATGGTGGATTACCCAGTCGCAATTATATTCGTGATGTGAATTGTTAAATTCTATAGCAAACTATTAAGTCGTAGTAGATGGCTAGCCTCAATTCTTATTTTGAAGCGTATGAAAAACCAACTTCTCATATGTTTGAAAAAGAGGAAAATAAACAACATTATAACTACGTCATTGAAGAATATCAACATGTAACCCCAAAACGTCATTTACTTGGTATTGTAGGCGGAAATGATGCTTATGAAATTAAAGGAAATCGTGTGGATTTAGAATCAGATTTACTTGGAATTACAAGACCATTTACTTGGGGAAATAGTCGTGAGCATCAGCCTCCAAAGAATCTAAATTCTATTGAACGAAAGAATCCTAAAAATAAGATTACTGTTGATACTACTCCAATTAAACGTGAAGAATTTCAAATGTGGTCTTATCCGGCAGTATTTGCTCCTTTATCGTTCAAGAAAGAGTCATGTATGCCCAAAAACAAGTTCTAAAGAAATAACACCCAAGATAATAACTCCTTCTAAGTGTAGAGATGGCATCAGGTCCAGACCATTTAAGAAATATGACTCGTCCAAAATGGGATGATTTTCATACTCAAGATGATTTACGTATAACATCTTATTCTTTAAAATATTATACAAATGCTCCCGGTATTAACTGTTTTGAGTCATTTCCAGTAGATCCTACGACAAGAATTCAAAAATCTGGTGGTAGTTATGTTCAAAATGCTTGGAAAACAGATGTAGAATCAGATTTGAAAAATATTAATAGACTAAGCACACGTGTAAAGAATAATAATATTCAATATAATCCTACAACAAATAAATTTACAAATACTCCTTATGTGGCTCCACCAGATGAATCTGTTCCTCAATTATTCAATCGTTTAGTAAATCCGCCATGTACTTTACGAGCGACTGGATGGAATAGATGGGAAGCATTACCGCATCAACCTCAATTAGTTTTTGAAACTCCCTTTGATTTTTTTATACCTTCTCGTGATATTGATAAAGAAAAGGCAAAAACACATTAGTAATAGATGGAAGCTATAGCTGCTTTTGGATTAGTTGGTCTTGGATATTTAGTAACTAAATTATCCGAGAACAAAGAAGGTTTTCAACTTGTTTCTAAAGATAGTAATCAAGAGTTAGATTTACAATATCAAACTCCTTTTGGTCAAATATACCCTAGCGAACCAAACCCCGGTGGTGCTCCAAAAGGTAATGCCTTTTCTTTTGCGGGAGTCGTGCCTCCAGCAGCTAAAACAGAACCTACACCACAACCTATTGATACAATTTCTGCTCAAGTATCTTATAATAATAATGAAGAAAATCCAAATTATATGAGCGATGATGTTATAAGTTCTCTTTCTGGACAAAAGATTTCTTCATCAGATTTTACTCATAATAACATGGTTCCTTTTTTTGGTGGAAGAGTAAGACAAAATGTTGGACCTCAAACAAATTCTGGAATTCTTGATTCTTATACAGGTTCTGGTGTAACTCAAATTAAAAAGAAAGAGGTTGAAACAATGTTTAATACTGGCCAAACTCCTTTTGGAAATCCTTTTGGATTAGAAAATTCAACAGCCTTTTTGGAAGATCGCATAGATTTACCACGTAATCGTGCGGGTGAGAAACCTTTTGAACCAGTTCGTGTTGGTGCTGGTGTTGGTGAAAAGTTTGGTTCTACTGGTAAAGGTGGTTTCCAACAAATTGAAGTAAATCAACTGATGATGGAAAAAATGCCTAAAACAGATGATTTAAGAACATCTGATAATCCTAAACAAACATACAAGGGTCAAATTGTGCCAGGTCAAAGATTTGTTGCTAATTCTGCACAAGATTCTGGTGAAGTAAGAAAATATAAACCAGATACATTTTATATTGATGAATCTGGTGAACGATTTATTGGTGCTTTTGCTCAAGATGCTCAAAAAGAATCTACTCGTCCAGTTCAAGTTATGAAATATACAACACGCACTGATACAACATCAGAACTTATTGGTCCAGCTGCTTCAACAGAGTTTGGTGAATCTTATGTTGTTGGTTCTTATCGCACACCAATGGCACAACAATATGGTGGCGCTGGTTATCGTAATGCTAACATGACGGAATATTATACAAATAATACTGATGCTCCAGAAGCAGATTATGGTCGTTCATCAATTGAAATTCGTCCTAATGAACGTTTAGCAACTTCAACACGAACAATGGGATTGAATTTGGCACCCGCTGATACTGGAGCAGTGCCAACCCATTATACAGATAAAGCAAGACCAACATACCGTGGTGAAACTATTGGCAATATAAGACAAACTGGAACACCAGTTGGATATGCGCAAGGAGCTCCAGCATTAACAGTATGGACGGACGATGTTGCTCGCACAACTGTAAAAGAAACTACTGTAAACTGGAATTATATGGGTATTGCTTCATCTGGTGAAGCACCAAATCGTCTAAAAGTGTATGATCCTGAAGATGTCGCACGACCTACACAGAAAGGTCAAATTACCGCCAAATCTGAATATTTTGGTGCTCCAATGGCATCTCAACAAGATTTCACCAGTCATGAAGCCGCATATAATATGCGTAGTAATCCTGTAAAGGAACGAGTAGCAGAAGGACGTAAACCGATGTCAGGCAATGGAGGATTGGCAATATTTACTGGCGATGTTCATCAAACAGCAAAGAAGATTGATGCGGATGTTGTGAATGATCGTGCTAACGCAATAAATAGATCATTAGATTTTAATGCTGGTGTAGGAGATTTGGGGGCGGTTCGTTTCCGTGTTCCACTGAAGCTAGATCAGAGTATGGAACGCAACCAGAGAGAAATACTAAGTGCTGTTCAAAATAATCCTTTAATGATAAATCAGAATCTACAATTAAATGCGGAGCATGATGAGAGGCTTTATTCTGAGATGTTAAAAGGTATGTAATATAAGCCTAAACATAATTTATATTAATTTTTAGATGCAACAACAAAAGAAAAATTCATTTATAATATCTGGAGAATCTGGAGTAGGAAAAAGTTTTTTTATAAGACAAGAGGCAAAGAAACATAATGCGAAACTTTTTAGATGGAATGTGCGAATAGATAGAAGTTTGCGTGAAGGAAGAGAAATTCTTCATCAACAAGTAAGATCAAAAGAACCATTATATATATGGATTGAGGGAGCAGATGATTTAACGCAAGAAGCACAAGCATTTTTACGAAGAATTCTTGAAACATCAAGTGCGAGTGTAACATCTATGTTAGAAGTTCGTGAACCATGGAAATTATCTCCACCAATTCTTTCACGATGTATTCCTATTTGTATGAATAATACAGAATCATTTCGTCAACAAAAAAATATGGCAATTGCTATTCAAAATAATTTAATAAAAGTATTACCAATACTAGATTATGATAATCTAAATATTGTTAATCTTCGTAAAGAAGGATATGATCCTTATGAAATTATATTTAAATTAGCACATAAATATAAATGGAATAAAGACATTCTTGAAGTAATAAAAAAAATAGGTGCGGGCTATTCGCCATGGATTCAACTTGCTAATTTTATTGCGGTTTGTTCTGAAACAAAACATAAAACTTTTTAAAAGAACATGGATATACCCGGTACTGAAGGAATTAATGTGTATGCGGATGCTAAAGGAGAATATACTAGACAGTTAACTCAATATTCTCAACCAGCTATTACATCCTATTTTTTAAATTTATTAGAAGAGACAAAAACCTCTGAAAAAGATCCAAAGAAACTATTACTAAGTTTTCAAAATTCTTTAAAAAATGTTGCTGAATGGAATTATGAAAAGGTTCAAAAAGAAATAAATAATTTAATAAAAGAAATTAATTGCGATTATTATGAAGACTTATTAAGTGCTGTATTTGTTGCGCATACCAAAGTATTATCCGCAATCCGTTTAACTTCAAGACAAAAGAAACTACAAATTACAATTCCTAAAATAGACCATTTTTTACATCATACATTAATTGAATGCGCTCGTATATTATGGTCAAATGTATTTTTATTTTCACCATCTGGAACGCCGATTGAACGTCAAAAGAATTTACGTCAAATTGAACAACTTATACAAGATGGTATTCTCCAATCTATTCGTGGCATGTTACCAGTAAAGAATATATTAAAGGAATATTTGAAGGATGATGAAGAGTATGATGATGAAGAGGATGAAGATCATAAACATAAGGATGAAAAGGCTGAGGCTGATGAAAAGACTGAAAAGACTGAAAAGACTGAAAAGACTGAAAAGGCTGAGTCTGAAGAAAAGACTGAAAAGGTTGAGTCTGAAGAAGCTGTAGAAGTGGTAGAAAAGACTGAAAAGACTGAAAAGACTGAAAAGACTGAAAAGACTGAAAAGACTGAAAAGACTGAAAAGACTGAGGCTGAAGCTGTAGAAAAGGCTGAAGCTGAAGAAGTGGTAGAAAAAGTTGAGGCTGTAGAGGCAATAAAAGAATCTGAAGAGTCTCCGGTTATTAATGTTGAAACAGAACCATCTGTTAAATTTACCGAAGTTGATCAAATAATTGATATTGAAGCCCGAGATAATGAAGAAGATGAACTATTTCGTGTTTTAGATGAAGAAGGAACTTCATTAGATGAATATGAAGATTTGGATCAAACAGAAGTTGAATTTGAAACTTTGGAGTAAAAAAAGTGTGGTTTTTTCCCCACACAAATCCAGAACATGAATCAATATCTTGTAGGAATTTTATTTGGAGGTTTCTTAATTTCATCTTTAGGAGCATTAAGCACATATAATCTTGAAAACAAAAAACCAACAACAAAATCTTTAATAAGAGATTTTATAATTGGTTCAATAATATTTGTTTTAATCATGCAATTATTACCAGAGTCATCTACATCATTAATTAGCACATTAACATCATATATACCAACTTCTGTAACACCATCTGATGATATTGAAATTCATGTAGGTGTTCCCAAGTTTTAAACATATAAATTATATACTTTTACATTTTTTGGAAGCATATCAGAATTTATTAAAAACTTTATAAAAGGTTTTTTATATATTTGTTCTTTTGGAATACAATTTCTACAACTTGATGCTATATGAACATATAAGTCAAAATCTGGAAATCGTTCATCATTATTTTCATCAAATAATATATTTTTTCCTTCAACATCAACTAACCAACTCCATAATATATTAAATAAATCTGAATTAGTTTCTTTGATTTTATTTTCATCATTAGGGTTCATAATGATTCCATCCTCTTTTTCTTTTGGAGGTGTAGGAAAAATAGATTCATAAATACTAATTGATAGTCGTGATAAATCAAAAGAAGGATTTGGATATACAATTGGTTCTTCTGAATTATGGAATAATGGAGGAAAATTATATTGAGTAGCCGCATCATTCCCTTCACAAAAATCATCACTTATAAATAATTGTTCATTTATTGAAAAAATAGATCTTCCAAAATCTATAATTTTAAAAATTTTTCCATATGTTGGAACTTTAAAATATTTATTATCATTTGTTTTATAATATAAAAACTTTATATTTGTATTATCCCAAACAACATTATTAGAATGTAAATCATTATGTGTAAATCCAAATAATGTTTGTCCAACACATAATGCTGATATAATTTGAAATAACCAAGCAGACCATTTTTCTTCCCATAATTTACTATTTGGCTTACATCCAACTTCATCATAATCATCTAGTAAATCATCAAGAGTAGATTCATTTTTATCAGTAAAAATCATCATGACAGGGAAATTTTCAAATTGAGCATACACTTTATAATCATCTTCATCCTCTTCATCATATTCTGAACTTTTTTTTGTAGAATCTGTTTTAATAGAAGCAGATTCTAATGATTCTAATCCATCCTTTGAATCTGAAATTATTAAATTACCTAATTCTTCAATACTATCATCTTTAGTTTCATCATTGTCTAAACAATATTCTGGTTTAACCATAATTTCATCATAAATTTCTTTTGCATAATCGGCATCCTCTCCATCAATATTAATTTTTATTTTTTTATTTTCAATGTTATTCCAAAACCACCTATACATTCTATATGATTCAACATCATCCGTAATATTAAAATTATAGCATTTGGCAAAAGCGGTGAAAGCACCATAAAATAAATTAAAATGAGGAGTAATTTCTTCTTTTCGTAATTTACCAAAAATATAACTTGCTAGAGTTTCAACATATGCTTGATTCCATGGATTTTGTTTTCTCATATCATCATTTTCTCCTTTGGCAACTTTAATAGGATCCATTAAATGAGTAACTTTTAGATATACTTCCTTAGTGTCGTTATTTAAATAATAACTACCATTTTTTTCTATAATTTTTTGAATAATATAATTATTTTCAAAAGTGATATCTCCAGAAATATCTCCAAAAAGTTGTTTCATAAGAGGAATATAGGTGTTTAAATTATAATAATTTTTCAACTTTGTTAATTCATTTGGAATTGTATAATTCATATATTTTAGTTTTGGTAGTTCAATCCCTTTGAATAACCCGTATTGTATTTCCATCTTTTCTAAATTATGATTGCTTCGTTCGTTCATATCCGCATTTTTCTAGAGTATATATATAAGAAGGATGTCCGGAGATATTAAGAATGTATCGTTGAAGAAGTTTGATATGAGAAAAATTCAACAAGATGCCGTGTGTGTTTTTATTGGAAGAAGAAGAACCGGTAAATCAACTCTTGTAAAAGATCTATTATATCATCATCAAGATATGCCTCTTGGCACAGCAATTTCGGGAACTGAAGAATCAAATGGATTTTATTCTAAAATGATTCCTCCAATTTTTATTCATGGTGAATATAATCCAATAATTCTAGCAAATTTCTGTAAACGCCAAAAAATGATGATGATGAAAATTCAACAAGATAAAGATAAAGGTATTCAAAGTCGCATTGATCCTCGTTCATTTATGATTCTTGATGATTGTATGTATGATGATTCTTGGACTCACGATAAAAATATTCGTTATCTTTTCATGAACGGCCGTTGGCTCAAGGTATTCTTTATTATTACTATGCAATATCCTCTTGGTATTCAACCAGCATTACGAACAAATGTAGATTATGTATTTATTTTACGAGAATCCTATATGTCAAATCGCAGACGTATTTATGATAATTATGCTTCTGCTTTTCCAACATTTGAATTTTTCTGTCAAGTTATGGATCAATGTACACAAAATTACGAATGTTTAATTATTGATAATACAAGTCAAAGTGGTAAATTAGAAGATTCTGTATATTGGTATAAGGCAAATATACATGGAGATTTTCGTATTGGTGCTCCAGAATTCTGGCAACATTCTGCAAATCAAAGAAAAGAAGAAGAAGATACTTACGATCCAAATGCTTCTCGTAGATTAAAAGGACCAATGATAAATATCAAAAAGATATAATCAAAAAGATATAATCAAAAAGATATAGTAGATGATCTTTCATTTTTCCGATTTATTAATATTAATAATTATTGGTTTTGTATTATTATTGGCAGATAGATATTTACGCATTGAAGGATTTCAGAATTCACTTGAAGGATTTCAACAACCAATACCATGCGGTGTTGAAAAACTTGGTTTAAATCCTAATAAATGTCCTACTGGTTATATGTGTTCAAATGGGTTCTGTGAGCAAAATGTGGTTCCTAGATTAAAACCAACAATGCTTCCGGTATTTCCTTAACCAATACTAGATGGCACGTAAAACTCCTTTTGGTTTAGTTATTACATTACTCTTTGTATTTGCTGTATTAGCGTATTCTGCGTATTATGCATATGAGGGATATCGTAATGTTGATTGTTTAGGAATAACATGTGCTGAAGGACAGTTTTGCCAATCTAACACATGCCATCCTATTTATCCTCCCACAACTACTGCTTAGAAGCAGATTCAATCTTACGTTGGATTGCTAAATCGCCAGTGCCATTAAAGAGCGTATCGTGCGTAGAAGAAGACCCGGCAATATTTTGGTTCTTATTCCTATTTCTTGTTTCACGATGAAACTCTTCACGAGCATCCTCGTTTTCTCTATACTTCTTCATAAGTGTGTTTAATTCCTCTTCTTGATATACTTGATCCTTGATCTCAGAAGGCTGAGGATCCCATGGTAACCACTGCCCAACCTTTACACAATAAATATTGAAATAAGGATCTTTCTTCTGGAGTTTCTTTGCAAAATGTGATGCCTCTTCTTGAGAACTGTAAGAACCACGAATCTTCAAACTCCGCACAGTTGTAGTAAAATCATTTTTAACATAAAAATCATTCTCTAAACGCTTGCTATTATTATACATAAAAGTGTCATAATTATCCTTCATCTTATCATAAGATAATTCAGATAGATTTTTCTTAGAAAAGTCTTGAAGGGCATTTAGTGTTTCATCAACACGGAGTTTTGAATTCCGGCAAGTTTGGGCAACTCCACTTAAATCTAACTTTTCAAACTCTGCTGCGTGAGTTTCTAAAGCTGTATTAATAGAATTTACACGACTTGCTAAAAATTCCTCTAAAATCTTTGTCTTAAATGATACTTCAAATTGATTTACAAACTCTTGAAAAAAGAAAACATCTTTATTCTTCAATACATTCTCAGGGGAAACAAAACTTACTAAACAATATTCTTGTCCCGGAATAACTTCATCCGGCTTTAGAGTTACTTCAACCGGATCAGACATATAGTTTTTAAAGAAATAAAACCTTTAAGCAATATAGAAATGAATAGCGCCACTGAAGTTGTAAACCGTGTGATCAAGTATTTAGTGGAAGGTTTAGCCATTGCTGCTGTTGCCATCTTCATTCCCAAGAAATCTTTAGATTTACGTGATGTTGTTTGTCTAGGTGTTACTGCGGCGGTTGTGTTTGCTGTGTTAGACTTAGTATCCCCCTCTATTGCTTTCAGCGCACGATCTGGTGCTGGTCTAGGGTTAGGTGCCAACCTTGTCGGCTTTCCTATGAAAGTTTAAGAATTTCCGGAACTAAAGTAGATGAAAAAATTTAACAAATTCTGTATTGCTATACTAATAACCATAGTATTTATTGCTATAGCAATTAACATTTCAAGAAAAATAGAGCAATTTGGCGCAACTTCACCAGGCACTTTAGTTCAACTTGCGTCTTCTCATGTTCCCACACAAGAAGATTTAGATTATTACACGAAAACATATCCAAAAGTTGTAAGAAAAGAAGTATGGGATATGACTGGTGAAGACCCTGGTAATATTGCGCTATATCCTTTTCAGTAGAAATTACTAAAGACTACGCAAATATTGCCAGTGCAACTCTCTACATATATGTTCCCATATTTTATCTTGAGCATATAATTTATCACGATTTTTTAATAAGGGAAAACAAGGTAAATATTCATCTAATTCTAATAATTCACAAAATTTATATAATACATATGAATATGATAAGAAATTATTTCTATCTGGAGGACAATGTTTTTGGAAAGAGGGTTGAATTTCTTTAAACATATAGCGTAATTTTTCTTCAACTTCTCTATTCATAATGGGAGCATTTTGTCCATTTAATCTATTAATAATATGAGGCACATGTTCATAATATTTATTAAGTTTTAGTTTTTTAAGAATCTCACGTATTTTTGTTTGTTTAATTCCTTGAACATCAAGAATTCTTTCTTTTTTTAATTCAATAAGAATTTGATCAAAAACATCTTGTGGAATTTCAGTGGATTCTTTTGCTTGAAATTGTGCAAGCCATTCATTAAAATGATTAATACGTTTATATGCGTAATAAGAAACTTCGCGCGGAGGATCTTTATAAGATGGTTTATCAGAATCTATTAATACAAATTCTTGAAATCCACACTCTACACATGTAAAAACTGCTTCATTTGTTGAAAATACCATTTCTTTTTCACACTGAGGACAATCGCCATAACAATCATCAGAAATATTTGTTGAAGATTTAACACTATCTGGATGAACCTTTTTTAAATATTGTTCTAATAATTTATCACGAGATATACTATTTTGTATAGGATGTTTAACTTTCTCTTCGTTTCTAGATTTCTCTTCGCTTCCAGATGTTATAGCGTTATCTTCATTTGCTTTATCTAGTATATCAAAGATAGCACCAATTTTCTTTTTATTGCTTGCTACTAATGTACCTTCTTGTATTTTTTCTTGAAGATCATAATAATTATATAAAATATCTCCAGTATCTAAATAATAATCTAAAAATTCATTTTTTTCTTTTCTAGAATTAATTTCATTTATTAAAAATTTTAAACGATGTTCTAATTGGTCATATATAATTTCATTTTCTATAGAATTTATTTTAGATTCTATTTCTTCTTTTTCATTTATTAAAATATATAAGTCTTTTTCATTTTCACCCATTTTTTGAATTTGTAGATTATGTAAAGTATCTAATGTAGTTCGTGTTTCTAAAGTATTTTTCTTAGCACCTCTTGCAATCATGTAATAACATTTTACTAGGGTTTTAGACCCAACCTTCCCGGCACAAAAATCTGCGTTCTTCTAAAATTATTTTCTAAATGAAGGGTATAGAAAATGACAGGTGGTGGTTTGATGCAGCTCGTTGCCTATGGTGCCCAGGATGTTTACCTTACAGGTAACCCTCAGATTACTTTTTTCAAGCAAGTGTACCGTCGTCACACTAACTTCGCCATGGAATCCATTGAGAATCCTTTCAATGGTTCCCCTGGCTTTGGCAAGCGTGTGACATGCACCATTCAACGCAATGGTGATTTAATCCACCGCATTTACCTCCAGGCTACTCTGCCCCAGGTAACTCTCCAGGCCGGCGATGGCTCTGGTGCCCAGTTCCGCTGGCTCAACTGGGTTGGGCACAATCTAGTAAAGTCCGTTGAACTTGAAATCGGTGGCCAACGCATTGACAAGCACTATGGCATCTGGCTCCACATTTGGAATGAGCTCACACAAGAGGCCGGCAAACAAGGTGGCTATGCCAAGATGGTTGGTAATGTGCCCGTGCTCACCAACTTACTTGTGCAAGGTGGCGAGGCCTGCGATGATGACTGCGCTGGTGGCGAACCCAACTCTCTCAATGAGGTGGTGAACTGCGCCCCTGGCTACACTCTGTACATTCCTCTCCAGTTCTGGTTCTGCCGCAACCCTGGTCTGGCTCTCCCCCTGATCGCTCTCCAGTATCACGAGGTGCGAATCAATCTGGAGTTCAATGATCTCCGCAACTTATGCTGGGACATCACTCCTCAGCTTTCTAACCCTCACACCATCCGTGATCGTGTGAACAACGCCAACTTACAGGCCGCTTCTCTGTATGTTGACTACATCTACCTAGACACTGATGAACGCCGCAAGTTTGCGCAAGTCTCACATGAATACCTCATTGAGACTCTGCAGTTCACTGGCGCTGAGTCAATCACATCCAGCTCCAACAAGCTCAAGCTCAACTTCAATCACCCCTGTAAGGAACTTGTGTGGGTTGTCCAACGTGATAGCTTCGTGGCGTGCGATGATAACGTGATCAACCCTTGGAAGGGACAACAGCCTTTCAACTTCTCTGACTGGTGGGATCGCTCAGTGCTCGAGTCTGGTTACTCCGTGACTCGTGTGGAGGGCATGGCTGGCCGCAATCCCGTGGTCACAGCCTTACTCCAGCTCAACGGTCACGATCGTTTCCAAGTGCGCGAAGGCCGCTACTTCAACGAAGTCCAGCCCTTCCAGCACCACACCAATGTGCCCGCCGTCGGTATCAATGTGTACTCATTCGCTCTCCAGCCTGAGACACACCAGCCCACTGGCACATGCAACTTATCACGTATTGATAACACTACACTATTACTCACAGTGTCTAACAACACTGTTGGTACCACATCTTCAGCACAAGTATATGTCTTTGCGACCAATTACAATGTGCTAAGGGTGATGAGTGGAATGGGCGGAATCTCGTTTTCTAATTAAGGAAGTGGGTACATGATATTAATAGTATCATAACCACTTAGAAAACACCATGCTGCCAATAGTGATTCGAAAAAGGAGTCGCTAGTCCAATAACAATTGTTTTATGGAGGTTAGAACAATGGGCAACACCGTCAAATTGCGGGGAGTACTTGCTAAGTCATAACTACCGTTCTGGGGTCGAAAGATCTGCCCAGTAACACCAGGGAGAAATTCATGGGTATGGTAAGAACGTTATGAATAGAGTTAATCCGCAGCCAAGTCCTAAAGTCGTAAGACCATGGATGCAGTTCACAGACTAAATGTCGGTGGGGTGAGTAATCATCCTAAGATATAGTCGGCCCCTACAGAGATGTAGTCTATCAGAGGAATTCAATATACTTGTTATTGTGTATTGAAGGAGAGTTGATAGAGTAGTAATTTATTACTGCGGAACCAGCGCTGGCCTATTCCAACTAAGCATCTTAATGTATGTTTAGTTGTAGTAGTATCCTTAATATAAAAAATTAAATAAGTAAATTAAATAAGTAAATTAAATAAGTAAATTAAATAAGTAAATTAAATAAGTAAATTAAATAAGTAAATTAAATAAGTAAATTAAATAAGTAAATTAAATAAGTAAA